CTTTGGCATAACCTTTAGCCATCTTACCACCCATGGCTTTCATCATTTTAGCTCCGCCTTTAGCATAACCTTTAGCCATCTTACCACCCATGGCTCTCATCATTTTAGCGCCACCTTTGGCATAACCTTTGGCCATCTTACCACCTTTTTTCATGCCCACAAGTTTGCCAGCTTTTTCAACGTCTGTTACAGTCATTCTGTCTGTACCTCTTTTAGCTGCCTTAGCTTTACCTGCCATATATTTAGCTCCAATTGATCCTACTTTAATTCTTTTCCTAGCTGGTTTTTTGTTTGGTCCTACCGCCATGTCTTCCTCCTATTTTGTAAATTTACCAATTGATTTTAACCCAAAACTGGCAGCAATAGAAGCCATAATTGACCACTGTAACCACTCTGGGAATGTGCCTAAAAATTCTATACCTCTAGCAACATAAGGTTGAAAGTAAGGTATAAAACTAAAAATTATGATAGCTATAAACGTGAGAGTCCAAGCCTCGTCTTTCCACGAATCCTCAGAAGCCTTTGCCATAGCGGTTTCCCACTCAACTTTACCTTCTGCAACTTTTTTCTGTACAGCTGTTTTTGCATCAATCTCAGCGATTTTAAGATCAGATTTAGCTTTAGCTTTCTTTGCACTATGCTCAAAACAACCACCCACAGCTTTTGATAATCCGTTAACTATTAGACCTATCATTTTTTTACTCCTAATTTAAAACTAAAATACAACAAAAAAATTAATAAGAATATCAAGAATGAATTTTGACTAATAGATTCATGATGTGCCATAACTGTTGTCGGAATGTAAAAAATTAATACGCCTACAAAATATTTCATCATTTGACTCCTATAAATTTATGACCTTTAACCTGTATATCACTTATGCCTTTAATCGGACTTTTTACACCATTTTCACGAAACGGACAACCGCCGTTTTTTAGACCTTGTGGGTTAGGTCCTCGTTTGGGTGGCACTGTTTTGGTAAGTCCGCCTTGGTAAAGATTTTTACTTCTTTTCTCTGCCGCTTGAATAGCCTCTTTTTCAGTATTATGAGTTGAGGTGGGTTTGATTTTTCCAGATCTTAACATGTTAAATACTTCATCGCCTCTATATTCAAAACCGTCATGTATTGAAGGAACATTAACATATTTATTACCTAATTTAAAAGTTAAAGATTTTTCAGATACAGTTTGACCTTTTTCATCCATGTATTTTTGACGACCAGCTTTAGTTTTTTTGCCTTTTAATTCAACCCCAGCAAATTTTGTATATTTTTCGTTCTGAGCCATTATCTACCTGTCCACAACAAATACACTGTCAACGCGATTAATCCGATTATAAAAGCAAATGTGCCAATTGTTTCTATCGTCATTTTTCGTCTCCTTTTTTATCTACACCTATTTTCTCACGCATGACGTCAAGTTTTTCATCTGCCACACGAATACGTTCTTTACTCGCTGCCTCAGAATCTTCTCTCTGCATTCTATCTAAATCAATAGTTTGCTCAAACTCTTCACGCTTTCTTTGCTCTTCTACAGCAAACTCTTGACTTTTACGTTGAATGTCCATAGCTCTCATGTCTAGTTCTTGTTGTTTCAACTGCACAAGTGGATCTGGTTTTTGATTACCCATTTCTAAGTTTACCAACTCTTCAGTTAATTGATTTACTGTTTCTGCCACCATTGAGTCAAATAAATATTTAAATTGTTCTGGATCAGTTTGAGCTAACTGCATCATCTCAGGTTTTTCATCAACAATTTGTTTCACTTGAGCGTGAGCCTTGAATGAAATGTGCTCTGAAATATGTCCTTGCAAAGTTGAGTATACTGCTGGGTTTGCTTGCACCATACGAGACTGCATAAACTTAGTGTGCGCTAAAATGTGCGCATCATGACTTTGAAACGGAAACGCGGTTAACATTTCACCACGAAGGGCTGCTGCGTTTTCAAGACCAGGATCTCTTGGCGCAGGTCTTGGTTCTGGTTTCAAAAGAGCATCGATTTGTTTTGTTCCCAACGCTTCATACACACGGCGATACGCTTCATGCACGTTGTGTAGTTGTGGGTTAGAAATAGCAATTTGCAATTGAGTCTGAGCCAAAGTTACTCTTTGTGTCATTGAAAAGATGTTAGGGTCTGCGACCGGTAGCACATCAA